TGCAATCAGAAATGCTACAACCACTTATTACTAGATGCTTTAATATTTTACTGCGTAAAGAAATGTTACCAACTCCTCCCGTATCTTTGCAAGGTCAAACAGTTGATATTGAGTATGTATCACCGCTTGCTCGTTCACAGCGAACAGGCGATGTACAAGCAATATTACGATCACTAGAAATAATTTCACCACTAGCACAAATGATGCCTGTGATGGATTATTTAGATCCTGATAAACTCGTTAAACATATTACCGATGTATTAGGTGTTCCAAGAAAAATATTACGGTCTGACCAAGAGGTTGCAATGATTAGACAACAACAAATGGAAGCCGCACAACAACAAGCTCAACTTGACCAAGCATCACAGATGGCAGAGGCGGGTGGAAAAGCAGCTCCATTATTGAAAGAGGTTAATAATGCCTAGTCAAGAAGAAATCATTAACCAGTTGCGAGAAACATATAAAAAAGTATTTGAATCTTCTGAAGGTGTAATAGTAATGAAAGATATGGAGAATAGATGTGGATATAATACATCAACTTTTTCAAAAGACTCTTCCCATGAAACATCATTTTTAGAAGGACAGCGAGCAGTCGTATTATTTATTAAATCAATGTTAGTACGACCACCAATGAAGAAGGAGAAAAATAATGGCTGAAGAACAGACAACTGCACCTGAAGTGCAATCTGAACAACCAACAGAACAACCAATACAATCAGAACAAAGTTTTGTTGATACACTACCTGAAGATGTGCGAGCAGAACCATCTTTAAAAAATTTTCAAGATGCTGGACAATTAGCAAAAAGTTATGTCCATGCACAGCGAATGGTTGGTGCGGACAAAATATCCGTTCCAACAAAACATGCAACAGATGAAGATTGGAATCAAGTTTTTTCTAAACTTGGTGTACCTGATTCACCTGATAAGTATGAAGTAAAATATGAATTACAAGAAGGTGCAAATGAAACACCTGTAAAAAATTTTATTTCAGAAGCACATAAATTAAATTTATTACCACACCAAGTTCAAGGTGTATTAAATTATTATTCTCAGTTAGAACAAGGTGCTGCTGATACTCAACAAAAAGATATGGAGTTAAATAAAATTGAAAATGAATCTTCGTTGCGAAAAGAATGGGGATTAGCTTACGATAAAAAAATGAATGCAGCAAATGGTGTATTTAAAAATTTTTTTGCAACAGATTTAGCAGATGTTAAATTGCAAGATGGTACACCACTTGGCAATCATCCTGGCTTTGTTCGTTCATTAAGTGAAATGGCGAGTAAGTTCAGCGAAGATAGTATGGGTACTGATCAGGAAGAGTCTGGTGGTATAACTCCAGCAGAAGCAGATAGAGAAATACAAAAAATATTAGGTGATCAAAATCATCCGTATTTTTTAAAAAATCATCCTGGACACAAAGCAGCAGTTGACGAAATGTTTAAATTGAATAATATGAAATTTGGAGTTTCATCAGGGTAGTCTTTATAAGATCCTGATTGACAATCTGAACAGAAGATCGGCTATCAGCCGTTAAATGAAGATTAACCTACATCGTAGATAATTACTCGACACATTAACCTTTTCACTAAATAGGAGGCAATTATGTCAAGTGAAATTACCACGGCTTTTGTCCAACAATATAGTAATAATGTTGCGATGTTAGCTCAACAAATGGGTAGCCGTTTGCGTGAAGCTGTGGATGTGGAATCTGTTACGGGGAAAAATGCTTATTTTGATCAAGTTGGTGTAACATCAGCTCAAATAAGATCTTCTCGTCATGCAGATACACCTCAAATTGATACTCCTCATTCTAGAAGAAGAGTCTCATTAGCCGATTACGAGTGGGCTGATCTCATTGATGATCAGGACAAAGTAAGAATGCTAATAGACCCAACTTCAAGCTATGCCAAAGCTGCTGCCGCAGCAATGGGTCGTAGCATGGATGATGTAATCATTACAGCTTTAGGCGGAACTGCCTATACGGGGGAAACTGGCTCTACGAGTACAGCTCTTCCAAGCACACAAAAATATGCAACTTCATCACAATCTGATGGATTAACTGTTGCAAAACTTTTGGATGCAAAAAAGAAATTGGATCTCAAAGATGTAGATCCATCATTAAAACGATATGTAGTTTGTGGAGCAACTCAAATAAGTGATTTGTTAAACACTACAGAAGTTAAGAACTCTGATTATAATACAGTTAAAGCTCTTGCTATGGGTCAAGTTGATTCATTCTTGGGTTTCAAATTTATTATGTCAAACAGACTTAGCTTTGATGCAACTAACACGGATGACAGGCTAGTTTTTGCTTTCACCGAAGATGCTGTTAAACTCGCAATAGGAAAAGATATTTCTGCTCGAATTTCTGAAAGAGCTGATAAATCTTATAGCACACAAGTGTACTACTGCATGAGTATTGGAGCAACTCGTATGGAAGAAGAAAAAGTAGTTCAAATTCCGTGTGACGAATAATAGGAGGGATAGATGGCTGTTACAACTCAGAAATCAACTGAATATACTAACCGTACTGCAACTCCTGTTTCTAATAACAAGACTACAGAAGAGCATGGTAAATTAAGAATTATGTTCTTTACTCACGACCAGGATGGTGCTGGCGATGCAACTTCTTCAGTTGCACTTGGCGAACTACCCGCTGGAAGAGTGAGAGTGTTATTAGCGCTATCAAGAGCTTATGTTAACTGGACTACAAGTTCAGCAACATTGGATCTTGGTTGGGATGCGTACACAGATCAAGATGGAAGCACTACTGCGGCTGATGCAAATGGATTAGTTGACGGTGAAAGTGTTGATACAGTTGGCTACTTCGATATGGAAGGTGGCTTGGCTGCAACAAAAGCAACTGGAGGAACTCATGTCTTTGAAAGTAAAGACGGGGTTGTTCTTCGTGCTACATCTCAAGATACAGCAATAGCAGATGGTGATGACCTAATAGGTTGGATCGTTTATATTGTTGACTAAAAACGATTAAGAGAGGGGGTTTATCCCCCTCTTTTTTTATTTAATTTTTTAAGGAAATCATGGCATCAAAAGTAGAAATATGTAACTCGGCATTAAATATGTTGGGAGCAAATAATATTACTGAAATTACAGAAGATAGTAAAAACGCAAGATTGCTAAACCAACGGTACACTCCTATTAGGGATGCAGTTTTTCGTATGCACACATGGAATTGTTTAATTAAAAGAGTAGAACTCGCACAAGATACAGACACCCCTACACATGAATATGAAAAACAGTACACTTTACCAGCAGACTGTTTGCGTGTGTTAAAAATTGGTGGACATCATAATGGATCATCATCAGATTTAGATGATGGACAAAAATTCAAAGTTGAAGGAAGAAAAATTATAACAGATGAATCAACAATCTATTTATTATACATTTCAAAAATTGATGATGTAAATGAATATGATACATTATTACAAGAAACGATTGCTGCAAGATTAGCAGCCGAATTATGTTATGCTATAACATCATCAACATCCCTCGCAACACAAATGAATGAATTGTATAAAGAAAAATTGCGTGAAGCTCGCCATGTAGATTCAAGTGAAGGTACAGCCGAATCATTAGATGCAAGTACATTTATTAATTCGAGGTATTGATGGCAAGGCAAACAGTAGCCTTCACAAACTTTACGGCTGGTGAGTTATCACCCCGTTTAGATGGAAGAACAGATTTAACAAAATATTTTAATGGTTCTAAAACATTACAAAATATGGTGGTACATCCTCATGGTGGAGCAAGCCGCAGACCTGGCACAAAGTTTATCCATGAAGTTAAATCAAGTTCCGCAAAAACACGATTAATACCATTTGAGTTTTCAACAACACAAACTTATGTATTAGAACTTGGTAATGAATACATGCGGTTTTATAAAGATGGCGGTATTATTACAGAAGGTAATAAAACAATTTCTGCTATTACTAAAGCTAATCCAGCCGTTGTAACAGCAACATCCCATGGATATTCTGACGGGGATCATGTTATTATTTCAAGTGTTGTGGGAATGGTTCAAGTTAATAATAGAACTTTTAAAGTTGCCAACAAAACAACAAATACTTTTGAATTACAAGATGTGGATGGAAATAACATTGATAGTTCAGATAATTATCAAACATATTCCTCTGCTGGTGTAGCAAATAAAATTTATGAAATTGCAACACCTTATACAACGGCAAATATACCAACGGTCAAATTTGCTCAAAGTGCTGATTTAATGTATTTGGTGCATCCAAGTTATGCCATTCGTCAATTAACACGAACTGGTCATACATCATGGACCTTAACTGCACCAACACTAACAACATCAGCCGATAAAACAGTAAGTGGTGTAACAAAGGCTAATCCTGGAGTTGTCACTACTTCCACAGATCATGGTTATACAGAAGGTGATTTTGTTACCTTTACAAACATTGGTGGTATGACACAGCTTAACGGTAATGTTTATAAAGTGGGAACAGTTGGATCAACAACAACTTTTAATTTACAAGATTCAGGAGGTACAAATTTAAACACAGGTAGTTACGGTACATTTTCTGCTGGTGGTTCAGATACCGTTAATAAATTAACTGATCCTGTTTTAAATACCACAACTGATTATTATCCAAGTTCAGTTACTTTTTTTGAACAACGACTTGTTTTTGCTGGATCAAATAATAATCCGCAATCAGTATGGTTTAGTAAGTCTGCTGATTATACAAATTTTACAACGGGAGTAAATGATACGGATGCAATGGTGTACACGATTGCATCGAATAAAGTTAATGCTATTCGTTTTATGTCAGCACAACGATCTTTAATTATAGGAACGGTGGGTGGTGAATTTGTTGTAAGTGCTTCTGGAACAACATCACCAATTACACCAACAAACATTCAGATACAAAGACAAACAGCACACGGAGCTGCAAACCAGGATGCTATTCAAATTGAAAATGTTACAATGTTTTTGCAACGAGCAAAAAGAAAAATTCGTGAGTTAACATACAACTTAAATATTGACCAATATCAAACGCAAGACATGACATTATTGGCAGAACATATTACCGATGGTGGTATTGTTGAAATGGCATATCAACAAGAACCTGATTCAATTTTATGGTGCGTACGAACTGATGGTACTTTACTTGGCTTTACTTATGCAAGAGCCGAAGAAGTTGTTGGATGGCATAAACATATTTTAGGTGGAGTATTTGGAGAGGCAACTATTACCGTATCGGATTACGGCAATATTGCGACAGGTACAACCATTACCATTACAAAATCAGATGGATCGTCTGTTACATTTACATCCGAAGCTGCTGGCGGCACTTCACCGTCAGAGTCAACAGGATGGCGACCAAATGAAGGTAATAATACTACGGCTGATAATATTTATACAGCGGTCAACGCACATGCTGATTTCACGGTAGCTAATCCTTCCGCAGCCGTTGTTACAATTAAAGAAACATCTAAAACAGGCACATCGCCAATTAGTATTACATCATCAGATTCAACTCGATTAACTACGGCTAATGAAGGACAAGCGGTAGTGGAAAGTGTGGCAACTATACCAACAGATTCAAATGAAGATGAATTATATTTAATTGTTAAAAGAACGATTGACGGTACAACTAGACGATATGTAGAATTTTTACAAAATTTTGATTACGGTACAGATCAAGCAGATGGATTTTATGTTGATAGTGGATTAACTTATTCTGGATCTTCTACAACAGCAATAACAGGACTTGAACATCTTGAAGGTGAAAGTGTTACAATTTTAGCAGATGGTTCATCCCATCCTGTTAAATCAATATCAAGTGGTGCTATTATGACAGGCGGATCTTTAACTTTAGATCGTTCCGCAACAAAAGCTCAAATTGGTTTACCGTATGATTCTGTATTACAAACTATGCGTATTGAAAGCCAAAGTGAAGAAGGTACTTCTCAATCACGCACAAAAAGAATTAATGAAGTTACAATCAGGTTGCATGAAACAGTTGGTGTAGAAGTTGGACCAAGTTTGTCCGATATGGAAAGAATACCATTTCGTTCAAGTGCAGCATCAATGGACACAGCCGTTCCTCTTTTTACAGGAGATAAACAAGTTGAGTTCCGTGATGATTTTAATACCGATGGATATATTTATGTTCGTCAAACACAACCTCTACCATTAACTATTTTATCAATCTATCCTCGTATTACAGTTAATAGTGGTTAATTTAGATTTAATAGAATTTAAAAAAGATCATGCACATTTAATGGTGAATGCTTTAATGAATGATCCAATGGTGCAATTAGATGACAAGTATCACGAACAACTAGATGGATTAGAAGTACCTGGTATGTCTTTTACAGCAGTAAAAGATAATAAAATTATTTGTTCAGGTGGGGTTATTCCTGTGTGGGATAAAGTATTTGAAGGTTGGGTCATGGGATCACATCTTATTTGGCAAAATAGAATTTCGGCTGCAAAAATAATTAAAAAAGGAATGGAATTTTTAATACAAGAAAATAATATTGTACGACTGCAAACAGCAGTTAAAAAAGATTTTTATCTTGGTCATCGTTTTGCACAATGGCTAGGAATGGAAAAAGAAGGAATAATGAAAAAATATCAAAATAACGAAGATTACATTCGTTTTGCAAGGATTATATAATGTCTCCTCCAGTTGTAATGGCGATAGGTGCTGGTGTTAGTGCCGTTGGAAGTTTATTAGGCGGACAAGCGGCTATGGCTGCTGGTTCATACCAACAAAGTATTGCTGAAAGAAATGCGGGTGTTTATGAAAATAAAGCTGATCAAGCACTTGAAATTGGCGAGAGAAATGTAAAAACTTTTAATAAAGCATTTAATAAAGTTTTAGCCTCAACCGAGTCTGCTTATATTGGATCAGGTGTAAGGTTAAGCGGAACTCCTTTAGAAATATTAGAACATAATTTAGCGGAAGCAGAAATAGAACGCATGAATATTATGTATGATGCTAAAGTACAAAACTATGATTTTAAAGAACAAGCTGTAATGGCTCGTATGCAAGGAAACTTGGCAATGTTTCAAGCACGATCACAACGAACTGCATCTTATCTTAATGCTGCTGGTACTCTTGTTAATGTATACGGAACAAATAAACTTATTTCAACACAAGCAAATAATCAGAAAATTTTAACAGATCAAATGGTTAAACATCAAAAGAGTCTTACAAATCAAATAAATACTTTAAATGAAAAATTAAATTCTTTAAATTTAGATAATACTTATAAAATAGAAAAAAATTTTGGGAGCTTATTAAGGTAATAACATGGTAAAAATTCCTACATTTACAAGCGAAGGCAATCCACAAAAAACAAGTGGTGTTATATCGCAAATTCCAAATATAAGTGATGCAGCAACATTGCCGTACAGAACTTTATCAAAACAAGCAGATAGTATTGCAAATTTAGGTTTGAAATTTCAACAACAAAATAAAAATTTTGAAAGCCAATTATATAAATTAAATAAAGAACAAGAAGTTCAAGAATATAAAATTGATGAAAAATACAAAACTGATGTTATTAATACCAATAATAAACTTGAAAATGATTTTAAAATTTTACAATTACGATTAGATCGTAAAACATTATTAAAATCAACTATTAATAATATTTTACCACAACTTAATGAAATTAAATTAACAGCAAGCACTAATTCTAATACCTTAAAAGCAAAAGAAGAATATGATACATCATTTAAACAAATAATTGAAAATGCTAAACTTAACATTGATGACAAAGTTGTTAAACAAATGTTTGAAATGGAAGTTGGAGATTTGTATGCAACAGAATCTCAACAAGTTGATAGTTATATTCGTAAAAATTCTATTACTAATGCAAAAATAGTTTTAAATACAGACAAAGAAAAATTATTTCACGATTATATTAATAATCCTTCAGACCGACCAATTATATTACAAAAATTATTTAGTTTAAATCCTAATGCACCAGGTATTTTTATGGAAGCGGCAATGGATGGGATCTTAAAAGTTCCTCCCCAGCTAGCCGTACAAGCAGCACAAGTAGAATTATTTACGATTGAAGCAGAAAAACTTGTTGATGAAAATCCAAAAGAATTTTTAAATTTATTAGAACAAGGATATTGGAAAGGAAAGATACTTACTACGAATATTCCAAAATTAAAAGATGCGGCTATAGATAAAGCAAGAGCAATGGATGTTGATTTTCTTACCACACACATGCCAGTTGATCCTAATATGGATATAGAAGATGCAGAAGTATTATATAAACAAGCGATTAGTGGTGACTTTGGCGGTGATAAAAATAAACAATCTATTTATAAAAATTTAGATGATGAAGGAAAAGCAGATTTTATTACAGCTATTAATCAACAACGATCTCATGTTCGAGCAGAAATTAGTTTTCAACAAAATCAAGAACAACGAAAAGAAATAGATGCAAATAACGAATTATATACAGATACTTACGGAAAAATTGTTTCAGGTGAATTAACAGTAAGTGATATTGATGCGTTAGGATTTGAAGGAAAATTAGGTGTTGAATACAAATCTGCTTTAAAAAATCTTATTGCAAAAAGAGAAGAGGGAACATTAGTATCGGATGCTGGATTAAAATTATATGATCAGGCATTTAAAATGATTATGAACGGGGATATTACATCTGTAACAGATAAAGTTATTCCAACAAATGATGGACCTAAAAGTATTATGGATATTACAGGCGGTGAAGATGGTATTGGTTTTTCACAATCAAAAGAACTCTACAGCTTAATTATTAATAGAAATAATGAAGATGTTATGTTTCAAAAAAATGCTTTTCAATATTTTCTTAATTCTTATAAAGAGCAAATTTTAGGAAATCCGCTTTACCAAAAATTTAATACACAGTCAGAATCACGGTTTTTTGATTTTTCTTTAATAATGAAACAGGCTTATGAACAAGGATTAAAAGAAGGAAAATCTCCATATAGTTTATTAAATTCTAGTTCTGATGATTTTATATTAAAAAATATTGCCGAGTTTATTCCAAGTGATGAACAGCTAACAGATGAATTATTACAATCTATGGGTGTTAATGTTCCTGATGATGAAAATTTACCTCCACAAAGAAAACCTGATCAAACTCCAGAAGAATGGATGAATAGCGATGAATACAAAACTTGGGAAAATAATCAGTAATGTCTGGAGAAGGTTTTACACAATTAGAAAATTTAGAAAATGGAGGATTTTCTAAATCGGAGATTAACGATTACCGTGAAAAAAAAACTTTGCATTTACAGCAAGGTGGATTTACCACACAAGAAATAAAAGATTACTGGGGAATTACAGAACCTAAAACAAATATTGCTTCAAGATATTGGAATAATGTTGTTAATACTTTTAAAGAACCAGTCAAACAAGTTCAAAAATTTGATGTTACAAGTCCAGAGGTTACAGAGCCACAAAAAAAAATGGATCAAATTTTAGCTGATTATCAAGCAGATAAAATTGATAAAGTTAAATTTGACTCATTAATGAATGAACAAAATGAAATATTACAAAATTTAGAAAAAGAAACAACAACAGAAGTATTAGGTTTTACAGCAGATGATATTACTTCTATACCAGTTAAAATAAAAGAAGGTGCTGTTGGCGAAGAATTTGAAGTTGCTAAATATTGGGAAAGAGGATTAAGTCAAACTATAATTAATTTAGCCTATCAATATCATACTGATGGCAAACTCCCAGATTCTTTTATGCAAGAAGAATTTAAAGATACTGGACATATAGAAAGAGCTATACAAAGTTTTGGTACAATATTACCAGATCTTCTTATCTATGCTCCTGGTGCTGCACTTGGTTTTTTAGCAACACGCAATAAAACTGCTGCTGCTGCTAGTGCGGGTTTTACCGCAGGTACTATTCGTGCCATGTACCTCGAAGCATTAATACGAGGCGATGTAGATACATTTTCAGAATGGTGGGATATATTTATTAAAGAAGGATTAAAAGCGGGTGGTAAAGAAGCATTACTCCTTGGATCAGCATCAATTGCTGGTGGTTTTGGTAGTAATCCAATTACACAATTTATTAATATGTATACTGCTTTTGTTGGTGTAGGTGCAGCACTAGAACAAAAAATGCCAACAAAAAATGAATTAATTAATACTGCATTAGTTCTTAGTGGTTTACAATTTAGTGGTGGTGCTATTGTTAAAACAAATCAATTAATTGTTAAAAATTCAAATAAAACACCGCTTGAAACAGTTAATGAAACAATATTAAAACCAGAGGTAAGAGAAAAAGTAGTTAGTAAAAATTTAGACATTGTTGAAAAAAAACCTGTTGAAGTAAAAGAAACTAAACCTATTGAAACAAAAGAAAAAATTACTGAAAAAATAGAAATATTAGAAAAAGAATTAAAAACATTAGAAACAAAAAAACCCAAAGAAGTTGAAACTAAAGAAACAAAAACAGTAGAAGAAGAATTATTAGATATTCCAGAATTTTTAAGAAGAGAAGCAGAAAAAGAAAAACAACCAGTTGAGGTTAAAGAAACAAAAGAAGTTGAAACAAAAAACAATGAACGAATTATTGAAATAAAAAATGAAATTGTAAAAGAAAAAGAAAAATTAGAAATAGTTGAAAAAGAAATAAAAGAAATAGAAACAAAAGAAATTAAAACAGAAGTTGAATTAAATCAAGATGTGCAACCAAAGGCAGAATTAAAAACATTAGAAACAAAATTAAAAGTTGCAGAAAAAAATAAAAATAAAACTGAAATAAAACAATTAAAAAAAGATATTAAATTAAAACAAAAAGAAATAAAAATAGCAGAAAAAAATATTAAGGAGTTAAAAGAATCTAAAGAAATTGAAAATCAAATTGTTTTTGAAACAGTAAAAGAAAGAAAAAAAACAAAAGATTATATTAATGATATAGCAGAAAAATATTTAGATAAATTACATCCAATTTTTCGTGCTGTTAAACGAGTAGAAAATAAAACAACTGTTAAGGATAAACTTAATGCGTATGAAACATTTAGAATACAACCAGGTTTAATTGGTCGTGCAATTACTTTTTTAGAAAAAGGTACAATTAATGCTAAAGATTTATCTATAAACGGTAAATCATGGAGGCAAATTTTAGAACCAATTAAAACAAAAGTAGAATACGAAGCATTAGCAACATACATTACAGCAAAAAGAGGATTAGAAAAAATAGCACAAGGAATAGAAGTTGGTTTTTCAAAAGCATCTGCACTAAAAAAAGTTAATCAATATAAAGCTAAATACGATACAATTTCAAAAGAATTAACTGCGTATAATAAACGATTATTAGATTATATGTTGGAAAAGCAAATGTTAAGTAAAGAAGCATATAAAGTAATGGTTGAAGCAAATAAGGATTATGTTCCTTTCTCCAGAGTTATAGATGCAAAAGGTAATAAAATAAATCAAGCTGTTACTAATCCTTTAAAAGAAATGAAGGGTAGTAAAAAGAAAATTATTGATCCAATAGAAACCATGTACAATAACACGGTTCATTTTATTGCTTTATCTGAACGCAATGCCGCTTTTATTAAATTTATAGAAATGGTGGAAGCAAATGTTAAAGATTTTCCTGAAATATTTAAGGCAGAGAAAAAAGCAAAAGCCATTAAAGTAACAAAA